GTACATCATGTTCGACCACGCCGGTTCCCCCAGAGCCTACATCTTGGGCACCGCAGGGACCGACTTGGATAACCCCTGCTTGGAGTTTGGTGTTGGGGACGGAATTTCCAACCCGATTGCCAGTGGTGGAAACGGGGTGATGGTTATCACGAGAAGGGCGGGAGGTGCTGTCACGACCCACGGCAGGGTGGGCATCTCGTCAACATTAGCTGACACCACCCCTGACGCAACCCTCGATATTGTCTCAAACGAGAACATCCCCGCAGTCGAAATCGACACAGCCGCAACGACAAGTAATGCCCTGAAGATTACCGCCAACGACCTCACCTCCGGAGACGCGGCGTATATCTACTCGAACTCCTCCAACACAGCCAACCCGAACGCCCTGCTCAACCTCTGGCAAGACCACGGCGACGACGACAACAACACCAGTTGCCTTGAGCTGCGAAACGACGGCGGGCCCGGCACCCACACCACTGGTGCGGCGGGCAACAACGACCACGGTGCCTCCAACGCGAACCTTGTCTTGGGGTACTTCGGTGGCACCGAGATGTTCCGGGTCGACAACTTGGGACGAACGGGGATAGGCCAGCGGGTTGGTAACGACATCGACGCTGATCTCCACATTTCCAGCTCGCAGGTGGGAGGGGCCGGGAACACCAACCGCTCCACCAACATACGGATTACAGAGTTCACGAATGTCGATTCAAACTGGGACTTGGCCGTTTGGGACGGGCACACCTTAGACGCGAGCTACGACCACTGCCTCTCCTTCGCGTATTCAGAAAACCAAGACCCCGGCGCAGAGAGGTTCTGGCTCAAGGAGGACGGCGACGGGAGGATTCTTGGAAACATTCAGATCGGAAGTGGCACCAGCACCGCAGACGGCGTTATTTCCTACAGGACGGAAAACAGCGTAACGTCCGTCTACGGGAGAATCGGAGGCGAGTGGGTTGACTTGGGCGGCGCGGCTTCGGGATCTATGTCCAACTTCACGCTGTCAGCTGACAGCGGAACGGACCAGACCATCTCAAACGGCAACACTCTGGAAGTGGCGGGCGGCGACGGAATCTCAACCGCAGCCGGGGCCACCGACACAGTCACGGTGAACTTGGATGCCGCCCTGACAACGGTCACCTCAATCTACAACGAGGACCTCAAGGTTGGCCGGGACACTTCAGACCGCATCGACTTCGACGTGGACAACCAGATCAAGTTCCGGGTCAACAACGCCCAGCAGATCCGCATCACGGACGGGACCATCACCCCGAACACCGACAACGACATAGACTTGGGAACAGACGCCCTGCGGTTCAAAAACGCCTACTTCGACGGGATCATCTACGGAGAACGGCTTGCTCTTCGGAATTACGGGTCCAGCACTGGAGAAACCGGGTCAGTATTCCTGTACGACCTTGACGGCAGCAATTACGTCTGGCTGAGAGCCCCAGACACAATCGGCACAAACTACTCCCTGACCTTTCCCACTACAGATGGGGACGCTGGCCAGTTCCTGCAAACGGACGGCAGCGGAGCCTTGAGCTGGGCCGCCGGGACGACCGGGATGACCAGCTTCACTCTGTCTGGAGACGAGGGGACCGACCAGACCATCTCAAACGGCAACACCCTTGAGGTGGCCGGTGGAACCGGATGTGTAACCACGGCCAGTGCCACCGACACGGTTACGGTGAACGTGATTGGCGGGGACGGCATCACCGCAAACGATAACGAGCTTGAAGTTACAGTTGACGGCACCACGCTGGAACTCAGCGCGAGTAACGGGACCGGGGCTGTCCAAATCAAAGACGAAGGCGTCACCTACGCCAAGATCCAGAACGTCTCTGCCACAGACAAAATCCTTGGCAGATCATCCTCAGGCGCGGGCACCGTGGAGGAGATAACCTGCACTTCCGCCGGAAGGGCCCTTCTCGATGATGGCGATGCGGCGACACAAAGAGGCACCCTCGGCCTCGGGACCGCCGCAACCTCCGCCGCCACGGATTTCGTGGCCGTCACCGGGGACAACATGACCGGCCCGCTGACGATGGATGCGCGAAGCGAGATCCGGTTCGCAGATGCTTCCGGCGGGGAGTACGTTGGTTTTGAGGCTCCTGCCACAATTGCATCGAATCAAATCTGGGTACTCCCGGCAGCAGACGGGGACGCAGACGATGTGCTGACAACCAACGGAAGCGGCGTTCTGTCTTGGGCAGAGCAAACCGGCAGCGGAGGCGGAACGACATACTCGATCTCAGCCGTGAATGGGGCACAAGCAGACCAAGAGATTCTCCGCCTCACGGGCAGTGACTCGTCAACAGACGACGTGATTTTCGAGGCCGGGACAGGGCTGTCGATTGCACGCAGCGGCGACAAGATCACATACACAAACGAAATCACGGCACTCAACGACCTGTCCGACGTAACCTACGCCAACAACGACCTGACGATCACTGATCTGGACAAAATCATCGTCGGTGGAAACCTTGAGGTCGACGCCGTGGGCGACATCGCCCTGTCTGCTGACGGCGGCAACGTCACGATGGATGACGGGACCACGACAGTGTTCGACTTCGATGTCGACAATGTCACCCTGAAGATGGTGAGCGACGAAGACACTGGGGACTACTTCAGGATCAACGTCGGCGACGCCGGGGCCACAACGATCACCACGATAGACGACCAAGGCGCGGGTGCCAACCTGCAAATCACCGCTGACGGAACTGCTGAGTTGGCAGGGACGACGGTGACACTGGACTCAGCAGGCGACATCGTCCTGAACGCAGACGGCGGAACAGTCTCGTTTGCAGACGCCGCAGCGTCTCTGGGAACCATAACGAGCAGCGGCTATTCCGGAAATTCCGCGACCGCGTCGGCTCTGGCCACCGCAAGAAGCATAACGGCGACAGGAGATATAAGCTGGACCGTCAGCTTCGACGGAAGTGCCGCCGTGTCTGCCGATGCGACAATTCAGGCGAATGCCGTTCAGCGGACGATGATGCAAACGATGGCGACCGACAGCTTTTTGGGGAGAACCTCTGACAACACGGGCAACGTGGAAGTGCTGAGTGCCAGTGACGCCAGAACGATCCTGAACGTCGCGAATGGTGCGAACAACTACACTCACCCGTCATACGACGGTGACGACCTCAGCGTCGACACGGGCCCATTGTCTGGTGCCACCGTAATTTCAGATATCGACTTCAACGTCGACACCGACGCGACGGGGCACGTCACAGACGCAACCCTCACCACCCTTGCCACGCGAGAACTGACTCCGGGCGACATCGGGGCACAAGCCGCCGGAACGTACAACACGACAATCGGGGTCGATACGGACTTGGACACGAGCGATGCGCAGGTCATAGACACGATCTCGCTCACCGACGGGGTCGTGGTTGCAGACATCACAACTCGCACCCTGACTCTTGCCAATCTTGGCTACACGGGAGCAAACGACGCGAACAACTATGTCCACCCCAACCACAGCGGGGATGTGACCAGCTCCGGAGACGGAGCGACGGTGGTTGATAAGGTCGCGATAACCAACAAGACCGCAGTCGTCAGCGCAGACGGAGACTACCTGCTCCTGTCGGACACCTCAGATTCTGGGAATCTGAAGAAGGTGCTTGCCAGTGAGTTCAGGGGCAGCGGCGGCGGGGCGGAAGCACTGGACGACCTCAGCGATGTCACTTACGCCAACGGCGATCTGACGATCACCGATCTGGACAAGATCATAGCTGACGGTGATCTCGTCTTTGACGTCGCCGGAGACATTGAGCTGAACGCAGACGGCGGGGACATCGTCCTCAAGGACGACACGGTTGAACTCGCGAGCTTCTCGTCCAGCGGGATGAAGCTGGAGGGTGAGTACATCTACTCGAACGATGGCGGCAAGTTCCTCCACTTGGACGCACCCGGCTCTCCCGTCAACTACTTCCAGCTTAAGACAGGCAACACCGGAACCGGACTGGAAATAAAAGCAAACGGCACTGACTCAAACATTGACCTCCAGCTGACCCGAAAGGGTACCGGCAGCATCCTCCTCGGGACCAAGATCAAGGTCCGCACGAACAACATCTCAACGTCAAGCGGCGCGTTGAACATTGACGCAACAACGGTCTACTTCAATAGCAGCAGCGCGAACAGAGACCTTCGCGTAAACGGCGAAGGTATGCAAGACCTGCTGTGGATCGACGCGTCCGATGAATCCGTGAAGATTGGGGACGGATCCGGCGGGCTGAAGGTGCTGGGCATCTCGACGTTTACGGGGGCCGCCGAATTCGACAGCACCCTTGAGGTGGCCGGGGCCGCCGAATTCGACGGGACCGTAAGCATTGACGACACAACCGACGCCTCCTCCACGACAACAGGCTCCTTCCACACAGACGGGGGCGTGGGTATTGCCAAGAGGCTGTATGTCGGCTTAACCGCTCAGTTCAATGGCCTCGTGCACATTGAAGACGAAACCAATTCCACCTCCACATTAACAGGCTCCTTCCAGACGGACGGGGGTGCGGGCGTACTCAAGAATTTGTACGTCGGGTCAGATCTTTCGGTAGACGACGACACTCTCTTCGTCGACGCCAGCACGAACAGTGTCGGCATCAACGCAACAACAAGCCCCAGTCACGGCTTACACTGCAACACCGGGATGGGCTACGCTGTTGCCACAAAGACTTCTAACTACACCACCGGAAACACTGATCGCGTCATATACGCAGACGCGACAAGCAGCAACGTCCAAGTAACATTGCCTTCCGCTGTTCTCGGCAGGATTGTTGAGGTATACAAGAAAGACGACGGCACGGGAGGCAACAACGTCACTGTTGCAAGGGGTGGCACGGACACAATCAACGGCTCCACCAACTCCCTCAGCTTGCAGACTCAGTACGAAGGGTGGCGGTTTATCTGCGTCGAGGCGGGTGCTTGGATTGCACACTACCAGACTGTAACAGCGGGAATGTAATTTTCAGGGAGAGAAGAATGCAACTTTCAATCAACATCCCAGACGAAGTCGTCGTGGCAGTTTGCGACGTGCGGAAGAAGCCGGATGAGATGGAGCCGGAAGATTTCGTCAAGAACCTCGTCGTCAACACGCTCCGCGTCGCTTACGTGGACTACAAGAAGAAGAAGCAGGAGGAGGAAACGCTTCAGCCGATCGTTGACGAGGCGAACGCCTTGTCGTTTGAAGGGGAATAGCCGTGCCGAAAGGCAACACACCGTATCACGTCCCCGCAGAGAACCAGAGCTTTCTGGGAGCAAATGGAATGGCGCAGTCACCAAGTGATAATCTAGCTGGGATGGGCCTGCGCAGAGATCCTGTTTCCGGTCAGTTCACCTACCACTCGACAGTCCCCTCGTCCCTGACGGCAGAGCAGATTGCCTCCATGCCGTTCGGGGAGCTTCAGGGCCACATCTACCGTGGGGTTGAAGACGACCGGGCGAACTGGATCAACGCCGAGCTTGCCAAGCAGGCGGAGATGCTGAACATCGCGGAGGAGTCCGCTGCGATGAGCAGGGACGCCTTAGAGAACTTCGGCGACCGGCAGAGGCGTCAGCTGCAAGGCTCTTACGAGCAGCAGCTGTCGAGGATTGACCCGAGGCTCAGCGGGACAACCATCTCCTCGGCTCAGCGGGCGGGGCTCCAGCAGGCCTTCAACCAGCAGTCGACTGATCTGGAGCAGCAGATCCTTGAGGCTACCGTGGGCATCATGCGGCCTGAATTCAGGAACAGGCAGCAGATCATCGGCGGGAGAACCGACACTGGCCCCGACATGAATGCCATGAACCGGTTGATGCTTCAGGCTGGCATGGCTGGCAGGGGGGCTTCAGGACCGGACACCCCCGAGACGTGGCAATCGCTTCTGGGTGGGGCTGCCATGAACTGGGCAACCACTCCGGGCGGCCCCGAGGCAGGCTCCCCTCTGAACCGGACCATCAACTCTATCCTTGGCCTCGACGGCGGGTGGGGCGACGGTGGTGGCGGGGGCGGGGTTCTGGGCGGACTTCGCGACCTCTTCAGCTTCGGCGGGGGAGGCGGGACTACGTCGTATGATTACGGGATGGGGGCTGGCACAGGCCCTCTGCGACCGGGTGCTGGTGGCGGGCCGGGTGCCGGTGGGCTGTTCAACTTCGGAAACTTCCAGCTTCCCGATTCCCTGACGAGCCTTGGCAGCCTTGGCAGCCTTGGCGGTGGCGGCGGACTCGGTGGACTGGCTACAGCCGCAGCACCGTACGCGGCACTGGCAGCAGCAGCCTACGGGGGTTACGAACTCTGGGATCACAACAAGGACGACATCCGGAGGGAGACCGGAAGAATCGGCGAGCAGATCCAAGACGAGGTCAAGCGAACCGGGAAGAAAATCGGACGAGAGGCGAAGCGGATCTGGGACAAAATTTTCTGAGATAAGCCATGCCCGTAAACGTATCGCACAGCAGCAACCCCGCCCTCACGGCTCAGCTCGCTTTTCAAGCGGGGCAGGGGGAGTACAACAAGTGGAAGAAGCAGTACGAAGATCAGGCTGAGCAGCAGGCGTTGCAGAACGCCTTCAGGCTCAGTGGAGAGATTCGCCAGAACCAAGCCCCGTTCACAAATGCCAAGCTCAGGGCGTGGTCGCAGCAGAAAAACGCAGAGGTGGAACTCAAGAAGATTGAGGCCCTCGCCCATTGGAGGTCGAGCGAGGAATACGCGACGCTGGAGTCCACCCAGAAGCTCAACAGCGTCAAAGCCCACAACGAGGCTGCCAGCTCGCACCTGAGCGACCAGCTCGACAAGGTTCAACCAAACATCGCGAAGGGTGTGCGGATCACGACCCCAGACGGCAAGGAAATTGTAGGAACAAACGAGAACGGCACTCTCGATCAAAAAACCGCACAGGCTGCGATAGACAGGGCGTACCGGCAAGCAAGATCAATCGACCCGAGCAGGATGCGTCCAGACGCAGCCAACAACATCGCCCTGTCCCCGCTGGACGGCGGAAGGATGTTGATGACCAACAAGGAGACGGGCCAGACCGAGGTCGTTGAGTCCGCAAGAGCCATAAAGATGAAGTCCATCCAGAGGGGCGTCGAGACGACATACGCCAAGCATCAGGAAGTCATGGGCAAGGCTCTGGCAGAAGCGTACAAGGAATCTGACGCCCAGTACGCCAAGTTGGCAGAGACAAGACCCGACTGGACCCCGGAGGACCTTGAACGACACAAGAAGGCCGCAAGGCAGGCCATCAGGGAAGAGTGGCTGAAAGACGTGAAGCCCATGTCGTACTTCTACAAGCAGTTCAGCGACAATTACGACATGCAGATGGGCAACACGCCAACCCCAGCCCCGGCAGAGTATGCAGGGCAAGGGTGGCCCGGCGATCCGGCGGCGGAGACAAAGGGGTGGGACGCTGGCGCGGAGCAAGGCCTTCCTCCCGTGGACACGATGGCACCACCGCCTCAGCCGCAGGGTGACATAGTCGACCCGAGGACAGGGCAAGTCCTGCAAAGCGCAGACACCCGGAGCGTGGGAGAGCAGAGGAGGGAGAGGGCAGTTGCAGAAAGCAAGCACTTGGACATAACCCGCAACGGAGTTCGCGACACGATGGGGAGGGTTGGCGAACTGTTTGCGGGGGCGGATGGCAGCCAGACAAGCACCCCTCTGATCAACGACGCGCTCCTCGTCGCCAATCACGTAAAGACGCAGCTCAAGGCTTTGAACGAGTACGAGGTGGCAAGATCAGGTCAGGGCGGCATCAAGAACGGCACCTCTCTCCAGAGAACAAAGAACGACCTCGTGCGGCTCAATGGAGAGATGGATCAGGCCCTCGTGAAAATCCAGACCATGCTCGCAAGCAGTGACGGAGAGGCGTACGCCGAAGAGAACGTGAAGGCGGAGCTTGAGCAGCTTGGTACATCGCTGTCCGGCAAGGGTGGATGGGTGGAAAGGATGCGGTCGGCTTGGATCCCCTCGGAAACCGGCTTCAGGCAGATGCATCCCGCACAGCGGCAGGCGATGAGCGGGGTCGCCCAGATCATCTTTGACCCCGGACAGATCCCGTACCTGCCAGACACTGGTCAGGGGATCAGGTCTACCGGCGAGATGACGCTCGGAAACATGACAGACTTCTTCGAGGCCGCCAACCAAGCCCACCCCACGGACGCTGTCCCTTACCCGCAACAGCATGCCGCTCGAACAGCCCCTCGCCAGTACAGGGACACTGGCGATGCGGAGTTGCTGCCACCGGGAACCCGTGTTCCAGACGAGGCGGCGTACGGGCTGTTCAGTCCGGGCCAGAACGCGGCTAGACTGATGACCGGCCTCGCGACGAGCGGTGCCTTGAAGGTTCCGTTGAGCCACAAGCATCCTCCCAGCCAGAGTACCCTTCGGGAAACAGCTCAGCAGCTCGACAAGCACCCAATCTTCCCCGGCTCCCCCGGAAACCCGTTCGGCCAAGCCACCGACTGGGAAAACGTAGTTGGCCGCAAGTTTGTCCAAGGGGCAGATTTAGCCATAGGGGCGGCGGGCGGATTTTGGGATTGGCTCACAAGCTTCGCACCTCGCAATGTTGACATGCTCAGAGAGTGAACCGGAATGGGTATCTACGACTCACAGCTCGACCAGCAAGAATTCCTCGACGCAGTCAACGCTTCGGCGGAGTCCGCCCGAGTCGACGACCTCGACAGGATTCGCCTCGAAGAGGAAGAGAAGACTCTTCGCGAGATTCAGGCCTACCGGGATCAAGAGGACCGAAAGGCCTTCGCAAAGCAGCTCGGGAAGGCTCACAAGGAAAGCTGGATTCCGTGGGAGGCAAGATCCGCCCTTGAAGGAGCAAGGGCAGGAACGGCCAGATTTGGCGGTAGTCTCGGGACATTTGGCGTCATTGGCCAAGACATGGCCTCGGGGTTCATGCAGGCGGCTCAGGAATACGACGGTGGCGTAAAGTCCGGCATGGAACAGGCTGGGGTAGGGAAGCTCCGCAAGGGCTTCAACACCCTCGTTTTTGAAGCCGGGAAGATGACAGGCCAGCAGCTTGGCGGCGGCCTCGGGCTCGTTCCGGGTATAGGGCCCGCAGTTCAGGGCTACAACCGGCTCGCAGGGTGGGGAGCGGCCACCGCCCAAGACATGAAGCTCGAACTCGACAGAACGAACCCTGAGATGTCGGAGGACGAGAAGTGGCGGCACGGCATAAACGCCGGGACGATTGAGCAGGGCCTCATCCTTGGCTTCGGCGCACTCGGCAAAAGCCGATTACTCAGAGGCTTCGGCGGTGCGGAATCCATGTGGGCCAAGAAGGCTGGGATTTCCGCAACGGCGAGCCACATAGAAAAGCTGGGCGTGCCGTCCAGACTTTTCGCCGAGAAGTTCTCAAGGTTCACGCGGGAAAAGGGCCGAGGCTTCTTCATGGGGGTCGGCGGCGAAACGATCGAGGAAGTCCTCACCGAGGCCCTGACAAACAAGTATCGCGCACTGAACATTCCGGGCATGGGTGACTACGACAACCTCACCAACGACGCCTACGACGACTACCGGAACATCACCGAGTCGCCGATGTTCAAGTCGCTCTGGGACGTGGGGCTGATGACGATAGGCACAATGGGTCTCTTGCAGGCCCCCGGCGTCGCCAAGAGTGCCATCAGCGACATGATTGAACGCCCCTCCCGAACGAACACAAAGCGGGTGAACACAATCCTCAAGGCGTTGGGGATTGAAGAGAACGACTCCATGAAGGGCAGGGAGAGGGCCAAGTACCTGTTTGAAAAGCTCAGAGAGGAAGGCCTCACCCAAGAGAAGATTGCCGAGATAGCCGCTGCGCACGGAGTGGGCCTCGAAGTCGACCAAGACCTTGAGTACATCAGGGAAGGAAACCTCCCTGCGGGGGTACTCAACCACAACGGGTACGAAGTCCAGCCGGGCGTCTACATGGACACCGGGGTCAGCGAGCAGAAAGCTGCGACCATCGAAAATATCGAGCGGGAGTTGCAGAGATACCACAGGTCTGTCTTCGGCAGCGACGTAGAGCTGCGAATGTTCGACACGGACAATGACATCAACGCCGCCCCGCGAGGAATGACATCAACAGGGCCCAACGGCAAGAAGATCATCTGGGTCTCTAGGAAGTACGTCAAGCAGTACGCCGAGGGAAGGCTGGGGGCCTTCGAGATGAGGGATCTCATGCAGGGCGTGTACATGCATGAGCTGAACGATGCCGTATGGAAAACAGGGCACGGTGCCCAGCTTGAGGCTGCAATCAAGCAGTTCGCCCCGGAGGAGTACGCAGCAGCGAGGGCGGAGTACCAGCGGAAATTGCCCGGCCTGACAGAGGCGGAATACGACAGAGAAGCCGTTTCGATGTTCATCCAAGACAGGATCTCGAACGGAGACAGCGGATGGCTTACGCAAATCTCCGGAGACCTCGGCCTGTTTAGCAGGATTAGGCAGTGGGCGTACAAGAGAAGGCGGCCTCTCGGGAAAGAATCCTTCCACGACCTCCTGTTCAAGATGGTCCGCAGGGTTGCCGAAACCGAGAACATCGAGCCCGTCACCCTCCCTCCAGAACCCGGATCAGGGGAATCCCTTGTCGAGGCGGTGGAGGCCGTCGAGAAGGGTATCATCCACCACGCGACAGAGGACGCGCCGGTTCCGAGGACTGCCGAGGAGCCCGTCAGGGTGAAGGCCGGACGCCGGGCCAAGAGGATTCTCGACAAGTACAAGGGCGAGACTGTCGAGGAGTCCAACGAGAGGCTTGGCGACCTTGCCGGTGAGGAGGTGTTCTACCTCGACCGAAGGACAGGCCACATTGAGCGAGGCGTCTTGGAAGACATGATGCTCGATGCCAAGACGGCGAGAGTGAACGGCAAAGAGGTTCTCAAGACACGCATCTTCACGAGCGTTCCGACAGTCTCGGCGTCAACCATCGACGACGCCAGCTTGTCTGTTGGCGAGATGTCGGAAGAACAGGCCGACCTCTTGGCAGAAGAGCTTGAGGTGGAAGAAGGTGCCGATCTCGCAGAGGCCTTGCTGGACAACGAAACAGCGGACGCCGCCGGAGAGAGTGCGGAGAGGGACGTGAAGCAGTCTGAGGACCCCGTCGCCCCCGTGGAGATTGACCACACGGGCGGAGACGAGGTCCCCCCGAACCCAGTGGTTGTCGAACAGGCCGTCGAGGCGACCAGAGAAGATGTCGCAGAGGCTGTGGAGCCAGAGCCGCTCATCGACAGGACCAAGGGCCGGGGAGCGTCCCCCGGAGTGGTGAGGCGGGATGGCAGGCTGATCCCTGCCCCGGCAGAGCCTGACACCGAAAACGACCCCAGCGTCGGCGTGGTTCAGGATTTCGACGAGGTGATGACCACCCCCTCCGATGCGGCTCGGAAGCTTTCAGACGAACTCCTGAGCGACCGGCAGGGCTTGGTCAGTCTCACCCCTCAGCAGCGGCAATCCGTCAGGGATCAGTACGCAGCAAAGTACCCCGGCGTAAACCCGTCTGCGTCCCTCATGGACCTCGCCCTCTGCCAGTACCTTGAAGGCAAGGGAATGCTCGACCAGCAGACGTTCGAGAAGGCGAAGGACGTTCTGGAATCTCGGACAATCAGCCCGGAGTACCGTGAGTCGTTCGACGACATGAACAACTTGGAGCTGGACTACGAGATCCTTGTCAGGGTGTCTGACCAAGACCGGCAGGAGCAGGCACTCAGAGGGTCAAGGAAAACGAAGATCGAGGCCCTCGTGGAAGAGGCTGCCAAGAGGGCTATGGTGGGGCGAGGGGGCCGCAGACGGCTCCAGAAGAGGGACAACGAGACAGAGATCCAGAACGGGGTCTTGTCAATCGCCACGACCGAAGAGCATGCAGCAGACATACAAGTCCGGAGAGAGAATGTCGAAAGAGACCTGAGAACCAAGGGCTACTCTCCCGAAAGCCTCCTGAACGCCGAGCTTGAGACGCTTGAGTTTCTCAGAGACCGCGCTATCAATCCCAAGGACGTGGTCATCTCGGAAGACGGCACCATTGTGCTGAGTTCAAAATCCGGCTACGTCGTCGACAAGAGGGCTCGGGCCGAGCAAATCGCCTCCCTGATGACCCTCGCCCAGAGAGCAAGGGAGACCCTCCGGACTGTTCGCGACATTCAGGCCGGGATGGCAGTGCCAGAGGATCTCGTCCCCACCGAACAAGACTTACAGGAAGTCGAAGACTCCGGAGCCGCCGTGCGAGCGTACGGAAAGCTCGACCCGGAACAGAAGGTTGTGGCTGACGGCCTGCTGGCACGGGCCATTGAGGGGGAGAAGGTTGGCGGAAGAACCCTGAAGGAATGGTACGGGAGCCTGCGGCCATTCATCAAAAACAGGGTTAGCTTAGAAGATTTCACCAACGGCTCGTTCCTCGACGCGATCTCCAATGCCGTCCGCAGGCAAGATCCGGGGGTCAGCGAGGAGAAAGCCGCCGCCTTCCTCGGCAGGACCATTGCTGGCGAAATAAAAGAGCTTACTCGGAAGGAGTCTGACAGGTCTCGCAGGGCACAGATTGACGCCGGGGGAACGCCAGCAGAGCGGCGACAGAGGGCGGCAGACCTCAAGGTGCAGGAGACTGACGAGCAGCTTCCCACTGCAGGCGAGCTTGCGGTACAGAACCAGCAGAACCAAGGCAAGGCCGATCTTGAAGAGACCCTTGGCGGAGAGTCGGCGAGAAAACGGCCAGCAAAGAAGAAGCCTCCCAAGAAGCGTATCAGGCTCACTTTGCCGATGCAGAAAGAGTTTGGCAGGCTGAAGGACGGGCAGGGGAACCCGCTTTTCGACGCCGAGGACTTGGGGGCCGTCAGGAACGAAGCCGGAAACCTCTACTTCGAGACAGCTGAGCTTGAAGGAAATGCCAACAGGGTTCAGTCCGTGCTTGACGCCTTGGCGAGCAACGCGATCAGCAGCAGCATGAGGAAGAAGCTGAACGACCTTGCCGAGGGTATTCGAGAGCAGTTCGACGAGCCGGAGGAAGGGTGGCGGCAGGCAGAGGATGTCATTCGGGAAGAGGATATTCCCCAGCGTGCGGCTGAAGACGCCGCCTCCGACGAGGCCGCTGATGTCTATGAAGTTTCCGACAAGCCCTACAGCGCAGGGCTCCTCACGATAGAAGACATCTTGCCGCAGCAATTCTACCAAGACCCAGACGACCCCTCGGTGATCCTTCTTTTCACAGGGGACTACCAGTCTCTCGAAAAGGGTGCGGTGAAAGCACCTGCCAAGCGGGCCGTTGTCCGCAGGAACGAGGACACTGGCGGATTCACCGTGGAATACATCGACACCAAGGCAAAGCCTATTGATATCAGAGGACTGCTGCCATACGAGAGTTCGGGGGACTTCGAGGGGTTTGTCACGCCCACTGTCGCCACAGAGGCGGCGGCGGCACAAAAGATTCAGCAGGCCGAGAAGGAGGCTGCCCCGCCACCCAAGCCTCCCAGCTCAGAGAGTAGCACGGTCTCCCTCAAGGAAGAGAGGGACTCTCTCGCTGCGAGCCTTGCGGAAGAACTCCAGAAGCACAAGCGGTTCAAGGGCCGGGCACAATGGATCAAGTCTCTGTCGCCCGAAGAGTTCGATGGAATGGAAGAGGCTGATATAGAAAAGATCCAGAACCTCCTCCAAGACCTTGAGACAGCGGAGCGCAGAATGCGGTCAACGAAGCCCCCAGAGACGATGTCTCCGGGGGACAGGGAGAGGCAGGTGGGCCGCGTCCGGAGCGTGATCCGGGGCATGATCCCGTTCGTCAAGCGGAAGGGGAAGGCTGTCGAGTCCTCCCCTCTGGGCGGAATGTCTGGGCCTTGGGCTGAATTCAGGCCCCTGCTCGCCTCCGGGGAAGGGGTTCGCCCCCCGGTGTCCGATACCGCTGTATTGAAATACATAAAGAAAGAGAGAGTGTACGCGAAGGAGGCGGCGGAAGTGGCCTTGGCCATCCATGCAGCCCTTGGCGATGGAGACTGGGGGCGTAACGCCGGAATGGCGTCGACCTTCGAAGGACGCCTCAAGAACCTGAGCATCCAGATCACCTCCATCCAAGAGGGGTCTGAACTCCGCAGGATGCGAGAGGAACAGCCGCAGGCACTCAAGGCTATCGTTGACTGGTCTTGGAATGTAGAAAACCGGGCAGAGGAATCGTCGAGACCCGGAACAGCTCAAACCATGCCTCGGGAAGTCGCCACAATCAAGATGGGGCTCCTCACGGGAGAGTGGCCCCGGCTGTGGGAGCCAGTGGTCGCAGAGAGAAGAAGGCGATTCTCCGCAAGAAACCACTCCGCGAACGAAACCTTGTCTCCCGGCGACACTAGCGAAAGCATGCTGGGCAGGATAAGCGACCAATACGCGGTGGACTACAACTACACGGAACAGGACGCAAGAAGGGCTGAGGCGGGCGAGGCGGTTTCCCCGACCCGGTTCATTGCCCGCACCAAAGAGCCTCTTGGCAAGGTTTCAATCGAGGATCTTGCGAAGAAGTACGGAGCCGAATACGTCAAAGAGAGCGGATTCAACACGCCGCAAGGGGCGGACGTGCGAGAGCTTGCCTACAAGGTTCTCCGGCCAATAGCGAACGGCGTCAGGAACTACGCTTTGCAGCAGGGGACAATTCCTGCCGGGAAGGAAGGGCCAGAGGAGCGAAGGCGGCAAGGGGAAGGCTACCAGAAGGCGGCAGACAGAGTCCTTTACAAGGGCGGGGCACCCATCCCTATCGAAGAAGCAGTCAGGCTGGCTGAAAAACCGGGGTCCGACTGGACATTTCAGCAGTACCCAGAGTATCTGCAGCTGCGAAGCGCGCTCGACGGGGTGGACGAATTCGCCGAAAACCGAGCCAAGGCGAGAGTCCAAGAGGGCCTCAGAAGATCCAAGCTTCCCCCTCCCTCGCAAGAAACAATAGACAGCTGGGTCGCCGACCAAAAGAAGCAGATCGTCGAAGGGGCAGAGAACAGGCTCAAGCACTTCAAAGACGGCTGGAAAGACGGTGTCGTTCTCCTCAGCAAGAAGGGGGTTGAAGAAGACTTCCCCGCCTTGGTGGCAGAGCTTCAGCACATCTTTTCAGAGAAGGGCCCGGAGGCCAGAGACGTTGGGTACGGGGCCGCCTTCCACACGGGGCTGCGAGAGGCCCTCGGGGGCATGATGCTGAGGCTTCCCCCGCCAGTAGAGCATGACCCGGTGTCCGGCGTGTCCTCTCGGAGAGGGGCTGCCGTCACTGAACTCATGTGGCCGGAGTTCGATCCAGACAACACCGATCCAGAATCTTTCGCCGTTTTCTCTCTCCTCGCGGGCGTCAGCCTGTGGGCGTCTCGCGGAGAAAATGGGCTGAGGCATTCGCTTTCCACGCAGAACGCGATGAGGATGGCGGTCCACGTATATGCCCAGATGAGAGAGGCCAATAGCATTGATGAGAAAGTCAAGGTGATCCTTGACAACTTCGGCACGAAGAGGAAGGTGGAGTCGAAGTTCGATAAGGATGGGGAATTTGAAACGACCGTTGAGACCGTTTACGACCGGGTGCCGAATGCAATAACAGACCAGCTCGTGCGACTGTTTAGCAGCAAGAAGATGAACCCCGGCCTCTGGTCGATGCAGCTGCTTCACGCAGACGGCCTGTCCCCGCAAGACCTCATGGCAGTTCGGGACAAGGTGAACAGCTGGGGAGGGAAGTTCCCCGAAGGCATGAAGCTCGAAGAGGCGTACGAAGTCTTCAGGCAGAGCTACGCCCTCAAGAAAGGCAACCAGCTTGAGCGGCTGTTCCAAGACGACGCGACGATGCTGAGAGGCGAAGGCTCCGTTGTTGCCGGTATAGTCGCCACCCTGCACGGGAACCCTTCCCTGATTGGAACCTCGGACACCAATATGGGCCAGCTTGGCCTTCAGATGACCTACGGCATGCTGGGAGACCTCAACCCCACAGGGGTGACTCACGAGGGGCCTACCCAGCTCACCGAACTCAGGAAGGCTCAAGTCAAGGGCCGCGTCAAAGACGTGGAAAAGGGCTTTATCTCCCGCGTCCCCTTCGTCGGCAAGACGCTCAGCGTCAAGCTGTGGGAGTGGATCAACCGGGAAGAACTCGGTGTAGAGGACGCCCAGAAGGTCGAAGCTCTGTTTGGGCAGAACGGGTATTTCAACATGCTCATGGAAGCTGCCGTAGCTAAGATGAAAAGCTCTGGGAGCTATCCAATCACCCCCGGCGAGGGATGGACAGTCCTCGCCGGAAGGATGGAGGAACTCTTCCACACGCTCGGGGCAGATCTCGGGCAGGGCGAGGTCCGCGTTGACCTGAACAACCTCATGGGGAATTTCGAGGCGGTCCTCAAGCAATACGCGTCCTTACAGCAGGGAAAACGGAAATATGTTGGAGATTTCAAGAGGGCTCTCGACGCCACAGATCGGGACGGGAAAACGGGGTGGGAAAAAGCTGCGCCGGTCCAAAGGTCAACAAACGAAATCGCTTATGGAGAACTCGGTAGAGAGACACTTTCGCCCGGAGATGTGGTTGAAGGCGGTCGTCGCGGAGGCCGCAGAATCGCTGCCGAAACTTTCACTCCAGAGTCCCAGCAGCGATACGAAGCCCTCCGCGCCCAAGCAAGGTCTCGCAAAGAAAGGCAAGAAAGGGACCACCGGAGAAGGTCAGACAGAGAGCTGAATGCCGCTGCTAGGAAGAAGCGCGATCGCCTCGGCTGGAAGGGCATCCTGAAACAGGCCGTCAAGGCGGCCAAGAGGGGCACTCGCGAGAGGTTCAACGACGTGGATCAGGTCGCCCTGACCATGACAATCAATGAGCTTACCGCTTCGCAGAAGAAGGAGAACACCCCCCTCATCAGTCTGGCAATGACGGCTGCCATGAGCATCACGACAGAGATGGCCAGAGGCCTCCGGGCCGCCGGAACATCCCTCAGCGAGGAAGACCAGCGGCTCCGGGCCATGCACAAGGCTGTGTTCACCCCAGAGAAGGATCTGCACCACAAGCTTGAGCAGCTCCGCAAGAGCGGCGACACTGTTGGCGCACAGCGTCTCCACGAGGAGTGGATCAACGGAGAGGGTCGCTACGCCGGTAAGGGTCTTCCGTCCCTGCACCGCTACCTCCAGTCGATGGGCGTCGACCCGTTCGCTCTGGACAAGATGGCATCAGACCCCTATTACGCCAACAAGGTGCTGAACCTCGCAGGCCAGCATAAGGCCGACTTGATGGACGGGGCCAGCGAGTGGTTCAGGAACTCCATCCTCGGGGCACTGACCACTCAAGCGGCGAACTTCGCAGGGACAGCACCGTACTTCCTGTGGGAGGTTGGCGTCAAAAGGAATCTGGAGGCTCTGGTCAACTTGGCTGTCCAAGACCCGAACCTCCCCACGTTCGCAGAGAACGCGATCATCTTCAAGCATCTCGTCCAGCACGCCCCTGTTGGCGCACGCTTGGGCATCAAGGCGTTCAAGGAAGAGGCCCCGGTCGTCGAGGCCATGCTTGGGTACGAGGGGCGTCGCGGCGGAAGCTCGAAGATTGAAGGGCTCAGGACAGCGATAAAAGGCAAGGCGGGGAAAGTTGTCCGCATCCCGCAGAACGTGCTGCTCGGGATGGACGAGTTCATGAAGTGGACAATGTCCAACGCCTACGCGGCTGGGTACGCTTTCCGGACTGCCCGCTCGGCTGTGAAGAAAGGGACGATCAAGCCGACAGACTCGGCGATGTTCATGGACAGGCTTCTCAGCGAGAAGGATGATCTGGTCTACACCCCAGCCATGAACGAAACCCTGAAGCTCTTGTGGCAGACTCCTCTGGGCGAAACTGGCCAGAAGCTGGTTCAGCTGAGAGAGGCGTACAGGCCGCTCCGGTTTGTGATGCCTTTCGTTGTCACTCCGATCAACATCTTCAAGACTGGCGTGAAGATGTCTCCGCTCGGAACATTCCGGGTAATCTCCAAGGCGATGCAGATGCGCTCGGAAGGGAAGAGCGTCAGCGAGGCTTGGGGCACGCTGTCTCCTGACGTGGTCGAGCAGGTCGTCTCTTGGATGATGATGTATGCACTCATGTCTGGCGACGAGGATGACCCGGAGTCGCAGTGGATCACCGGGTCCGCACAGGAGTGGCAATCCAGAGACAGGATGGCCTCTCGCCGGGAAGGCGTTCCTCCGGCATTCTCCGTAAAGATCGGCAACACGTGGGCCAGCTACGAGAGGATCGAGCCGTTTGCCACCGTGTTGGGAACGCTCGTGGACATGGCGAAAGCTGTCAAGACTGGGGACGCGGAGACTATCGCAAGCTCCTCGTTCAAGAGTGTCTACGGCCAGTTCTACAACAAGACGTTCACTCGCTCGTTTGCCGACATGATGGACGCCGCCCACAACTGGCAAGAGAGAGGGTTCTTCTCAGGAGCCGGACACTGGGCCACGAACTTCGCCACGGCTTGGGTTCCCAACTACATTCGTTCAACCGGTCGAGCCCTCAAGACCAAGGTTCCCGAGAGGGGCCTCTGGGGAGATGACCGGGAGATCAAGAACCGCACCTACGACAGGCTCCGAGCCAAGCTTGAACTCGGCCTCGTCGACGACGTTCCAAAGGTGGACATCTGGGGCAGGGAAATCGACAGGACCAACATCCACGGCCCCGCCTCGTCCTTCATCTACCAGCTGGCTGTTCCAGTGAGGCTCAAGTCGACGGACACATTTGTTGGCGACCGCGTCCTCTTGAAGTGGAACGCTAAGCACGCAGAAACTGACAAGGCCAAGTATCCAAGGGCTCCGAAAAAGAGCATGAGTTTCAAGGGGGTCGACCGAAACTTCTCCGATACTCAGTACCACGAATACGCAGCCATGTCCGGGGATCTCGCGAAGCGTTTGGTGGCAGCCGCCAACCTGAACGTGGACAACCCGACAGAGAGAGATATAGAACTCATTACGGACTCAATCGAACGGGCCAGAAAGATGGCTCGCAAGATCCTCGGCCCGAAGTTCTTTGGTGAGGGGCTGGAACGCACAGAATACAGCATCGCTGACATCGTGGAAGAGGTTCGCGATTCGCAGATCAAGGCGATGACCAACAAGCTGGCAGAAAAGCCTCCCACCATAAAAAGATTGGATGATGACCAGAAAAAGCTTCCCAGCGAGAGAAGGCTGGCTATACTGCAAGTGCTGAAGGATGAGCTTGAGGCAGAAAAGGAAATCGCCGTCCAGAAGCTCCAGCAGCTTGGGATCGACATACCCACCGCCCTGAGGAAGCATGGCAGTGGGAGGACCGGCAGAAGCCGGATAGCATCAGCCATGTATGGGAGGTCGTGATGAAGACGGGAAGTGAAGAGTTCCACGCAGAGCTGCGGAAACTCGGGGAACTGCACGACAAGAAACAGCAGGACTACGGAACGGACATGGACCCGTTTGCCAACGTGCGGGCAAGCGAAGACTTCGGCATCCCGGCTTGGATGGGCTGCCTGATCCGCATGAACGACAAGGTCCAGAGGCTGAAGACGTTCTGCAAAACCGGCGAGCTGAGCAACGAAGGAGTAGAGGACTCCTTCCGAGACTTGGCTGTTTACGCAGTCATTGCACTCTGCCTCTTCAAAGAGAACGACAAGGCAGTCCTGCGGGCACCAGCAGTTTGGGAGAACGACCATGCCCTCGGCAGATAAAGTCAACAACCTTGTTGTGATCTCGGACACCCACTGTGGGTGCCGTCTGGGCCTGTGTCCTCCCGGTGGCGTCTTTATGGACGAGGGCGGGATGTACAAGCCCAGCAAGCTGCAAAAGAAAATCTGGAACATGTGGAGGGAGTTCTGGGATGACTTCGTACCGATGGCGACACGGGGGGAACCGTACGCAGTTGTCTTCAATGGAGACATCGTCGACGGAGTCCACCACGGAAGCACGACGCAAATCAGCCACAACCTTGAAGATCAAGCGGCCATCGCCTACGAGTGCATGGCACCGGTGGTGGAAGGGTGCGAGGGACGCTACTACCACATTCGTGGGACAGAGGCTCACGTGGGCAAGTCGGCTCGTGACGAGGAAAACCTCGCAAAGCGTCTCGGGGCCATCCCCAACGAAGAGGGGCAGCACGCAAGGTGGGACTTGTGGAAAATGTGCGGACCAAAGCTCGTGCATTTCTTACACCACGTCGGTACCACATCTTCGGCTGCTTACGAAGCCACGGCAGTGTTCAAAGAACTCATCGAAGAGTACGTAGAGTCTGCCAAGTGGGGCCGCAGGCCACCTGATGCCATCGTCAGGTCTCACAGGCATCGCTACATCATGTGCGAGATACCAACTGGCAGGGACGCTTCCGTTCGCAAGGGACGGACATCCACAGGGCACGCCATCGCAGCCGTGACTGGATGCTGGCAGGGCAAGACGCCCTTCGTGTGGAAGATCGCTGGTGCGAGACTCACCACGCCGCAGTTTGGTGGGCTTGTCGTCAGGTATTCTGACGATGAGCTTTTTATACGAAAGAGGATCTGGACGGTAGAAAGGTCTCGGGTGGAATAGTGGGTTGGCCGGATCTTGGGTTTTTTGTTGTTGTTGTCGTGGCTGCTGTAGCCATAAGCAGGATGATGACCCTCTGGGAAGAAGAGACCGAAAAGAGAACGGCGATCTGGAGGGCTTGGAATGCCGCGAAAGAAGAAGATACACGTGAACATGCACGTGATCAGGAGGAACCGGAAGGAGGGGACAGCGGACCCCCCGATAACGGTCAAGGTGGGTAAGGAAAACCACTACGGCTCAGAGGTGTTCATTTGTGGTTCCTCTTCATTGAAGTACAGCCCGCACAAGCCCTTGCTATCTTGTGGGGCAAGGTTGATACTGGAATGCAATTGTCAGGTCGTCATAGATGGGGAGGTCATCGAATGAGAGGCCGAACTATGCCAACTAACGACAGAATCAAGAACTGCCCCTTGTGCGGCCAACAGCCGGACCTCAAGGAAAACTATACGGTCGTCGGTGGACACTTGTTCAGTGGTGTTGTCTGCACGGGCTGCGGCTTGGCCGGACTGCACTTCTCCACGCAGCGTGGAATAGACATGTGGCAGGAGATGGTCAGTGAGTGGCACGAATCAGAAAGATCCGAGCAGGGCGAGACTGAAGAAGATCAAGGACAGTCCCCGCTGGGCCATTAACCCGGAGGATGTCCTATGGTTGATCAGGAAGGCCGAAGAATGCATCGAGAAATCGGAAGGGCGTGGGTCCGACCAGCCCTCTTGATGTCTCTCGTGGTGTTTCACGGCTTCATCGTTGGGTCCAACATCCTCGCGTTCTTCGTGGTCCCGTTCTTGGAGCCTTGGTACGTGTCTGTGCCAATCTGCTCGCTCGTCCTGCTGCTGACGTTCTCGAAAGTCATTGACTGCCCGCTGACTAGGCTCGAAAACCACATTCGCCAGAGCCTTGGGATGAAGAGGATCGGCGGATTCGCAGGACACTACCTGATAAAACCGTGGAGGAAACTGTGGCAAAGTCAAAAAGTAAGCTGATCACACTCGACGAGCTTGAAAAGGCCCTCGGCTACGCCAACAGGGATAGCGGGACAATCCCTGATGGGTTCAAAACCTCGAAGGAGTGGGCCAGAGAGTGGGATTGCAGCGTTCGCACGGCCCAGATGCGAATTTCCGACGCCCAAGAGCTTGGGATTGTGAAACTTCGCAAATTCCGCCGAAAAAGCATAGATGGTGGGAACTATTACACCGCCCACTACAGCTTCGACCCATAATTATCGAAAAATAAGGGTTGACTCTCTAAGTTTGCCTCCTATTATGATGTCAGAACGCCCGGAATGCCGGGCTGATCTTTGACAAATTGGGAGGAAAACCAATGAGTGCATTGCTTAGTGCCCTCAAGGTCGTGGAAGGTCTGCACCTTGATGGCGAAGAAGACTGGGTACTCAGGGCCACACTGAAGGCCCTGATACGCGGTTACGACTTCATGTGGCACGGGGTGAACAAACACTACGACGTGAGAGCGTGCGAAGTGGCCCTCGCTGCCCCACTGTACAACCTGAAAAACGGAAAGGCGAGAAGATCACATCACATCGCCGGAAAGATCGACAAGATCGTACAGCATAACCCGGAGACTCCGGGCTTTCTTACGATCTTCGACCACAAGACGACCTCGTCCGACATTTCGCCAGAGTCAAGCTACTGGCGACAACTCAGTGTCGACACTCAGCCAAAGCATTACATGTTTTTGGCCCGAACAGCAGGTTATCCGGTCGGGAGAGTGGTTTGGGATGCTGTGCGAAAGCCCGGCCTCAAGCCAAAGGCTTTGACAAAAGCCAACTGGAGGGAAGCTGTCGAAGAGGGAACGTACCTCGGAGAGGGGATTAGCCCAGCCGCCATAGGTGCCTGTGCCTCTGCTCTCAAGAAAGAGAACGAAGAACTCTTCAGCATCCGGGTTCAAAAGAAGATTCTTGAAGACCCCGGCAAGCACTTCCAGAGACGACCGGTTACGCCTCTGATGCAAGACCTTGTTGACCACACGGAAAACATGGTCGACGTGAGCTACGACATGGCGACAGCGAGAAAACGCTATCGCAACACTGGACGAGTCGTCAAGAATTCCGGTGCTTGCATGATGTACAACACGCCTTGCAAGTTTCTCGGTGTCTGTTCAGGACAATCGAGCCTTCTCGACGAAGGCTGGAAGAACAGAGAACACAAGTTCCCCGAACTCCCTGAGTTCGAGGGCGTACACGACGACAGAACTGTGCTGACGCACAGTCGAGTGAGGTGCTTTCAGACTTGTCCTGCAAAGCACCAGTATCAGTACGAGGATGGTTACTATCGTGCCCAAGAGGACACGAGCCAAGCCTTGTACTTCGGAACGGTCTGGCACGAGATGATGGATGCGTGGTGGACCGCATGGAACTCCGGTTCCGAGAAGGGAGGAGCTGATGAATAGTTGGCTCAAGAAGATTACGGTGGACTACGATGAGATGCGACCTTCGTCGATGATCATCATGGGACCACCGGGCGTCGGGAAATCCAGCCTCGCGGGAAACATCCCCGGAGCTGTCGCGATGCCTTTTACTCAGGAGAACTCTTTTGCTCTCCTGAAGAAAAGCGGGGCGGTACCGTCAGACTTGGCGATCCTGCCAGCTCCGCAAACTTGGGATCAGGCACTGGAAATGATCGAGGAGCTTACCACTGGTAAGCACTCGTACAAGTGCTTGGTCATTGACACGCTTTCGTGTCTTGAAAACCTCTGTCACACTTCGGTCTGCAACCGTGAATTCCACGGGGACTGGGGCGACCGGGGTTTTCAGGCCTATCACAGGGGCTACGAGATTTCCCTCGCCGACTGGCGGGAGATGCTC